AACTCTGAACTGATTATCTGTACATTCTCAACTAAACCTTGTGCATTAACTCTAGTTGCAGCAGAATTTCTTTCAAAGTCAAAATCTCCATCTCCGTTCTCTGGCTTTATACTTAACATACTTCCATTATCGTATGCAGTTGGTGTAAGTAATATTGATGCTTTATCTAATAAATTATCTGCCATCCTATTCTATATTTTCAATTGTGGTTAATGTTGCAGTTGTACAAGTTACATTCTCATAATAAGATGCCCTTGCTTGTAATGTTGATAATAAACTAGGTATTGCACTTGGGTATGCAAAATCATAATAAATACCTCCCCAGCCATTCTGAACTGGATTACCCCACCAACTAACTGGATATATTTCGTTTGCCATTATCTTTTTCTTTTTTTGTTAAGTATTTTTTTAACTTTACAATATTATGTTTCTTTGGTTTGTATCTACCCATTATAATACCCAATTTGAAGAATTTACATCTTTATCTGGGTATACATCAGAATCTGTATTACTTGTGTATTCTGGAAACAAAGTGCTTTTAAAACAAATGTAATCTACAAATCTTCTTGTGTAATACTCTGCAAAATCTCTTTGTTTTTGTACTAAGAAATCAACCTCATCTTTTGTTGCACTTTCAGCATTTTCTGATGTGTGTTTAAATACACCACCATTCTTTACTTGATATGCTGCAAATGGTAAATAATCAACCATTGCGTAATGAATCAACATCGGTTGTACATAGTCTGTAACTAAAGATAAATAATTACCAGTTAAATTATCTGCAATTATATCTGCTGATATTTTATCATACAACTTACTCCCTAAGTAGTTTTGTATATGTATCTCTTGTGCAATCTTAACAAATTGTATAAATTTATCTGTATCAACGTTTCCATCAACAATACTATTCTTTACTAAATCTGTTCTACTTATAAATAATGCAGTTGCCATCTATTATCTCTTTTTATTTACAAATCCGTTATTTGGCATATCCGTTGGTCTTTTTGCAACTTCTTTTGCATTTACCTCTGGTTTAAATCCTTCTTTCTTTGCCTTATTTACACTTACTTCAGCATTTGGATTACCAACATCTGCTTTTGTTTTAGCACTCTTTGCTCTGTATGTCTTTCTCATCCAAAAATGATGGCAATCTCCACCACCTTTATACAACCAAATGTCATAAGTATCAGCTCCGTTTAATCCCCAGCCTTTATTAACTGGCATTGTACTCATCCTATCTATATCTTCTTTTCTGTATATCTTAGCAGCATCTACCATTTTTTTGCAAAATGCTCTGCTATTTGCACTATAACTTAATGGTGCGTATTGATATCTAACCTTAAATTGTACACCCTCTTCATTTTCTCCGTCTTGTTCACTCTTTGCATTTGGTCTTGCAGTTCCAGTTGTAACAAAATTGTACATCTTTGACAATACAGATAGTTTAGGATTGTTTAATTTATTTAGTTCTTCATTTAACTCATCTTCTGCATCATAATCAACTTTTCTTTCATCAATCAATTCCCAATTCTCTAAATCTTCTTCTTCTCCTAGTTGTTCTAAATCAGAGAATACTTTTGACATCTTTACACCAGTTTCTTGTTCTCTTGTCTCTTCGTCTTTTACATTTTCTAAATCAACAAATTGTAATGGTTGTAACGTCTTAAAATATAGGTTTAAAGCAATATTATTAAAAGCAAGTATCTTATCAAAGGCATCTGTTAAAAGCTCTTGAAAAGGTATTATAACTGTGTTCTGCATTAATACTGTTGCAGTCTCTAATTCTTCTGCATTGTTACCAAAACCACTTGAATCTTTTATACCTAATAACATAGGAGATACAATTCTGTGTGATATCATTATTTTCTTTTGTGATTCTTCAGAAAGGAATTGATATTGGTTGTGTGCATCTGATAATTGTACTGGATTTATATCTGCTGCTGATTCTTTATCATCGTTAAAAGCAAGTATAAATTTACCAGCATTAGACGATCCACTAAACTTAGCTTTTATTTTATTTTCAACTAAGGTTTGTTTTTCTTCGTCTGGTACTCCATTATTAAAATTAATTAACATTGATGGAGCAAGTCCGTTC